GTTCAAAGGATTCCAAAACAATGCAATAGCAAGGGATCTTGTGATGAAGCGTACCCTTAAAAACGGACGCTCTTTACAGTTCATCTACACAGGTCGCACCACCGCCGAGTTCCATGTCCCAGGTCAAAGTATCTTAGGGAACAGTGACGGCGCACCTCCAGTAGCCGAGAAGACTATAACCTGCGACGATCTACTTATCAGTTCTGCTTTCGTGTATGAGCTAGATGAAACACTTGCTCACTTCGAGCTTCGTGGAGAGATCTCTAAGAAGATTGGTTATGCACTAGCTGAGAAATATGACCGCTTAATCTTTAGAGCCATTACTCGTGGAGCTAGAGCTAAGTCACCTGTAATGAAGTCTAACTTTGAAGAGCCAGGTGGAACACAGATTCGTGTAGGTACTAACAACGATGCTAATGACGCATACAGCGCAACTGCACTTGTTAATGCTTTCTACGATGCTGCTGCTGCACTCGATGAGAAAGGAGTAAGTTCAGAAGGGAGAGTGGGTGTATTAAACCCTCGTCAATATTATGAATTGATCCAACAAGTAGGTGAGAACGGTCTAGTTAACAGAGACTCACAAGGTACATCCCGTCAGAAGGGTAATGGAATTGTAGAGATCGCTGGTATCAAGATCTTCAAGTCTATGAATATTCCATTCTTAAGTAAGTATGGTACTAAGTACACACCTTCATCAGGTAATGACGATACTGTAGATACTAACGTAGCTGATCCTGGTAACACAGGTGACTTCGTAGCACCAGGTATTGAGGATGGTCGCAACAGTGTGACTGGAATCAATAATGAGTATGGTCAAGCTTCTAACTTCGCTAACTCTTGTGGATTAATATTCCAGAAAGAAGCAGCTGGTATTGTTGAAGCTGTTGGTCCACAAGTTCAGGTAACTTCTGGAGACGTATCAGTTATTTACCAGGGTGATGTAATCCTTGGACGTTTAGCAATGGGTGCAGATTATCTTAATCCTGCAGCTGCTGTTGAACTATTTGCTGGTACTGCTACAAAGCCTGCTCAGTTTGGTACAGTTCAATCTGCTACAAACAACGCTGGTTATCAGTAAACAATATTTTTATTCACACAATGGGAGGCTTCGGTCTCCCTTTTTTTTTATTTATATATCTATGACTACTCCCTCAACAACAGGACTCGATACAGAACTATCCGCAGTGAACTCCATACTGGGAGCTATCGGTCAATCACCAATCACCACCCTTGAATTTGAAAACCCAGAGATTCACTTTGTATATAATTTATTAAAGGAATGCAATCTAGATATTCAATCTGAAGGCTGGTCCTTTAATACTGAGTTGCATTATAAAATGACACCAGATGCTAATGGACATATAACCATTGGTGATAACATATTACATATAGATATTAGTGATGAAGATAAAGATAGATTTACAGACGTAGTAAAAAGAGATGGAAGATTATACGACAAGGTAAACCATACAGATGTCTTTACTGAAGATGTCTATTTAGATATTGTATGGCTATTTACTTATACAGATTTACCACAAGTCTTTAGGAGATACGTAGCTTACTGTGCGTCAACGAGAGCAGCTACACAGCTAATAGCAAACACAGAACTCGCTCAATTACTAGGTAATAAAGAGGCATATGCAAGATCTATATGCATGGAGTATGAGTGTAATCAAGGTGATCATTCCTATTTAGGTTGGCCACATAAGAGTAACTACAACTCATTTGTTCCTTACAATGCATTGAGAAGATAATGACAACTATTACTCAAACAGTTCCTAATTATATCCAAGGTATATCAGAACAACCAGACGAACTAAAGGCACCTGGACAACTTACAGAAGCAAAGAATGTTATACCTGATATTACTAGAGGATTAATTAAGAGACCAGGTAGTAAGCTTGTTGGAGCTTTAGGTTCGTCAGCTACAACTGCAGGTTGTTGGTTCAGTTACTACAGAGATGCAGGTGAACAGTATATAGGTAAGGTATATAGAGATGGGTCAGCTAAGATATGGAATTGTCTTACAGGTACAGCTTCTACGATATCTGCTAATTCATACCTAGTACATTCAAATGATGGAGAACTACAGTTCCTAACTATTAACGATAATACCTATGTAACTAATAGGACTAAAACAGTTGCGATGACAGGTACTACACCTGCTAAACCTGATACACATGCTGCATATATTGAATTAAAGAAGACCTCTAATGCACGTCAATATGGTTTAAATCTTTATGATTCAGATACAACACAAGATGTATATACAGCTACTAGATTAAATGTTGATACAAGTTATTCAGTTTCTCATAGTACAGTAGGTGATGAGAATGGTAATCCAGTTATTAGTGGTGAGTGTCCAGATATAAGTACACAAGTTTGGTCTTCAGAACAGATAGCTAATTCTGCTATCACAGTAGGTTCAGGTAATACAGTTAATGTAGCTAATAAAAAGAATTTAATCTGGAGGTTTACAGTAACTGGTGTTTCAGGTCCAAGAGGTATAAATTCTGATGTCACACAAGGAAATCATTACAAATGTATTTATCAGTATGAAGTAGATATATTACATGGTGGTGAAGGTTGGGAAGCTGGAGATAAATTAACGTTTGTTCAGGATTCAATTACCTATAGGATAGAAGTAGCTAAACACGAGAAAGCTACAGTCAAAGCAAACATAGCTTTAGTAAGACCAGAGCCAACACCATTTGATGCACAGATGGCAGTTAGTAAAGATGCAATCTTAGGTGGTATTAAAGAAGGTATAGGTACAGCACTAGGTAGTGCAGCTAATGTTGAGATCATAGGTAATGGTTTATATCTAAAAAGATCATCTGCTTTCAATGTATCTACTACAGAAAATGATCTAATGAATATCATCACTAGTGAAGTGAATGATGTAGGTGATCTACCAACTCAATGTAAGCATGGATATATTATAAAAATTGCAAACAGTAGCTCAGAGGAAGATGACTACTACTTAAAGTTTGAAGGTGCTAATGGTAAGGATGGTACTGGCTCGTGGGTTGAATGTGCAAAACCTGGTATTGACTTAGGGTTCACTAGTACGACTATGCCTATAAGGATACAGAGAACAGGAGTAAATACATTTACATACAACACACCTTCTTGGACAAACAGGACAGTAGGTGACACATTAACCAATAAGCAGCCATCATTTGTTGGCAAAAAAATTGATAAGGTTTTATTTTGGAGAAATAGATTAGTATTCTTAGCTCAAGAGAATGCGATATTATCTCAACCTGGTAATTTTGATAACTTCTGGAATGAGTCAGCTTTAACAGTTTCACCAATTGATCGAATAGATATAGCAGCTAGTTCTACATTCCCTACTGATCTAGTAGATGGTATAGAAACTAACTCTGGTCTAATGTTGTTTGGTGATAATCAACAGTTCTTACTAACAACAGATAGTGATCTCTTAACACCTGATACAGCTAAGATTAATAGCCTATGTACATATAATTACAACAAACTTGTACCACCTATCTCATTAGGTACAACGTATGCATTCATAGATAACGCTGGTAAGTACACTCGTTTCTTTGAAATGAATAACGTTAGGAGAGAAGGTGAGCCAGAGGTATTAGAGCAAAGTAAAATTATATCTAGATTCTTAGCATCAGACATTGACCGTGTAGCTAACTCAAGAGAGAACTCTTTTGTAATGCTAGGTAAGTCAGGTACTAAAACTATATATGGATATAGGTATTTTAATAGTGGTAGAGAGCGATTACAGCAGGCATGGTTTACTTGGGAACTCAGTAATAATCTCCAGTATCACACCATCTTAGATGATGTTTACTATGCAGTATTAAGCGATAACAACTTACTAAGTTTTCCATTAAAGGATACGGCTAATGATCCATCAGTTACAGCTGATAGTGTCTATATGCCAGTACACTTAGATAATTGGGTAGTAGTTAATGCTAGTGCTTTAACCTATAACTCAACAACAAGAAAGACAACGTTCTCTGTTCCAACTGGAATAGATACAAGTAAAGCTTTATCCGTTGTTGATACAACAGCTGGTACTAACTATGCACGTATTGGTACACCTACTTTAGTATCAGGTAATCTAGAACTACCAGGTGATTGGTCATCTAATAATTTATATCTAGGTTATACCTTTGAGATGTCAGTGTTATTTCCTAGATTCTATGTCACTAAAACATCTAACAATATTACTAAATCAGATGTACATGCATCGTTAGTTATACATAGAGCACAATTAGATTTAGGTTCTACAGGTGTATATACAATTAACCTAAAGCGTAAAGGTAGAGAGGATTATAACGTTGATGTTGAATCTGCTTTTGCTGATGAATATGTAGCCGAGACACCTGGGTTTGAGTCAGAACAAATAAAGACTGTACCAATATACGATAGGAATATAAACGTCAATCTATATCTTAAATCTACTCATCCATCACCAGCAACACTTTACTCATTGAGTTGGGAAGGAGACT